TTATTCTTTTGTGTCTGTATCGGTTTTATTCTCAACTGTATTTTTCAATCGGCGGACGATATTTACAAGGAATTTCGGAATTGGTGTGCCTAACCCAGCAAGGTTTTCAAGGATTGAAATAAGCTCGTTTATAATCAGCCACACGGAAACAATTAAGCCGAAATAATAGCTTGAAAACTCAATCCCTGCTGTGGCAAGTCCTGCACCGATAAGGTAATCAACTACACCGCCCACGCACACGAGAACGAGGTAGCCTATCTTTTTAAGTATGCCCTTAACGCCAATACGACTGTTAAGGGTTTTATTGATGTATGCCTCTGCCATACCTGTGCCATAGTCTATTATCATTACACAGATTAAAACTGCAAGCGGTACAAGCAAAACATTGAAATATGCCGCCAATGCACCGATAGCTACAGAAACAGTAGCCTGAATAATATTGTCTTTCATAGTTTAGTTATACCTCCAAAAATCAAGTCAAAGTAATCTGCAGGCCGTCAATCTTAGCGCCGAAAAGTCCTGCATAGCCATCCTGTTCTGTGTCTTTTTCGGTGTTGTGCTGCCAATCCCAAAAGCCTGCACCTTGCTTACGCACTCTGTATGTAGCTTTATAATCGCCCACGCCGCTGAACTCGACCTGCACGGCATCAATAACTTTGCCTTTAATGCCAGCATAGCCGTTGTTGCTATCGTTGATGTCATAGCCGTCTACCCAAGGCAACCAATCGCCGTCACGAAGATGTACCCTGTATCTGATACTACCTTCCGATACCTTAATCATAAGACCGCTGATAGCCTGTTTGAATCTACCTGCAACATTACCAAGACCCTTTACTTCGTTGTACCAACGATTATCTGCATACACTCTGTATGTAATAGTAGGCTTTTTGGGCTTTACCTCACTACCACCAAGTTTCTCAGTAACACGCTTAGCTAAATCGCCTAAGCGATTATAAAGCCAATCACCTGGGCAAGACTTGTTATCAAACCAACGATGAACGGTCAGCACCATTTCATCTGCCTTTGGCGAGTAATCGAGTGTCTTGCTCTTATCGTTAAACCACAAGAGTTTATTCTTGCCGTTACGCTTACAGATGTCTACGCAAAGCTCAATCAGCTTATTGTAAACTTTCTCGTTGAAAGCGTATGGATGATATGTATCACTTGCGCACTCAATAGTGACCGCTCTCTGGTCGTTACTATTGCTTGAAGAACACCAAGAACGATTACCCTCGTCAACGCAGAGTAACACTCTACCATCGGCACCGATACCGTAATTACAGCTTGCCTCTCGGTTGGCATTCATAAAAATATTACCGAGCGTTTCAACTGAGCACTGACCCACAACACAGTGGGGTGTGATACGGTCGATGCTGTGTGTTCTTGTTCCCGAATGATTCGGACTTAATTTTGTGTAGTTTACAAGTTTTGAATTACTCATTTATTTTTCCTCCCATACTGCCATAATAGCGTTGTAATATTCCTCTGAAAGTTGTTCCTTTAAAATCTCCCTATCACTCTCGCAGTTTGTATATGCGTTGCGGACATTTTCACCGACCTGCACATCTTCGCCGCCGAGATTGATAAACTTCTGTCTTAACACGCTCACGCTGTCCTTTGCAAGCATATCGAGTGTGATTTTTTCTTTGATTTCCATAGTTATTCGCTCCTTATCTGATTATGTATGTAATAATGAAATTGATTTTCTCATCATCTGTAAATTTATCAGTTGGCGAGCTGATATAAAGCCACGAGCCGTCAAGGCGGATGTTTCTCAGCTTATTTGTAGTTGAGTACACCGCAGTGCTTGAGAAACGACTTTCGTTTTTTGCCGGGAAAGGCAAGCCTGCCATCTGAATATACGATTTATCCGCAACAAGTTTTGTAATGTTTACCGATACCGTAACCACTCTGCCGTTTTTCACATAGTTAAAACTGCCCTCGTTGCCGTCATAAATCGCCTGTCCGGGTGTAAGACTGCCCGTACCGCTCTCAACATTTGAGCTGTCATATTTTGCCGCAAGTGCCTTGTTCACATCACTTTTAAGTGTACTGATACTGCCGTAAACCGTTCCGCTTGTAACATAGTTCGGACTGGCTTGCGTGGGTTCTGAATCAAACGGCTTTTTGTCGAGCTTATAGCCAAGCGCCTTGGACACATATGTTTTTGTATATGCGTCCTCAATGCCATACCCTGCCAAGGTTGTCGCCTTATCCGCTTTAAGATTAATCTTCATTGTCACTGTTTCGTCAATGTCTGTTATCTGCTCGTCAACTTCGGTTCTATCTGCCTTTGTAGACAATGTTGTATTAATCGCAGTTATCCTATCGCTTAGCGTGTGTATGTTGCTATCCGCAAGCGCTATGTCTATGCTGTTCTCGGATATGCCGTTTTCGATTTTGTTCAGGCTTTCTGCGCAAAGTGGTGTAGCTGTGCTCGGTGCGTCTTCCCAATTTGTTTTTGTGTATGCCATAATATTTATTCCCCCTTTGCCTCTATGCTGTCTGTCAGAGCTTTAATTCCGCTCAATGTACGGCTCAGCACATAGGCTTTTACTTTTTCTTTTTTAGGTTGTCCTGCGTTATTATAGACAAAATCACCGTTTGAATCAGTAACATAGCTTTCAATTTCTAATCCGTCACCAATCTGCACCCAAGGCCTGCCGTCAAGAGTAGCTGCAAGCGGTGTGTAGGAACAATTATAAAATCGTTCGCCTGTTTTTCCATGCAATAAACTTTGCACATCGTGCACCAGTCCGCCGCCAATGCCGTCATCTTTCTGCCAACAGACTACATTTTTAGTAAAATCATATGTTACAACATCCTCGCCCCACTGTGACTCTGCCACGGTGGTTTTAGCTTTTCTGTCATTGAGCGAGTAACCGTAAGAAAAACTAAAGCCGTTATAGCCGCTGCTGTTATATTCCTCAGCATATAGATTTTCGTAAAAATCGTATGTTTCTGTACTCTTGCCGAGTTCGATGTATCTAAAAACACCATAGCTTGCGTTAGGAATAATTGTTCCAAATACTCCGAGCAATTCACAGCAATTCTTGAGCAGCTCGCCGTATGTAATTGTATTTGAGTCCTCAAGCCATGCTCTGTTATAGGTTGGAAAATTTCGTACAGTTAAGCCTGTTGATTGGTTTATCACCTCGTCAAGAATATCTTTGTTATCCTCGACCTGAATCATATGCTTTCCGTTGTAGTTAAGGCATTGCACGACTAATTCGCCAATTTTATATCCGTTTGGATAAGTTTTCCATAAATTAAATAGCTTGTTTGTTGCGTCAATGTCATATAACATAGAGAGTGCGTCATAAGCGACAATGTGCCGCTGATTGCGGTTATTCTTGTCGAGCTTGGCGCTGTCAATAATACCGCTAAACAAATAATATTCCTTTGTAGCTACGGTTTCTCCCGGCAAAAGTGATGCACCTAAAAACAACTTCGCAAATGGCAGCAGCTTTTCTCCACTCGGGAACCGCTGCGTTAATTTTACGCTTATCCATTTGCCTACAAGGTCATTTGTAAAGGTTCTGTCACTTGAATTTACAATGTCAATGTTAAATTCAGCAGCAATACAGCCACCGAATTTCAGCTTGCTTTCATCACAAATTGACTGTTTAAGGCTCATACTTTCGCTTGCTATGTTTTCCTCGGTAATGTCCTCGTATTCACCGTTTGGAAATGAAACTGTAAGCGTGTTTTCTATCAGATTTTCGATAGCCTGCTTTTTGTGCAGGCTTGAAACCTCAAGCAAATTAACCACCTCTTAATATTCTTAATATTCAATAAATGTAAATGTTACAGCTGCGTATTTAATGCTGTCTGCGGTAATAAGCTTTGGTGTGTATGTTATATCGGGTATATATGCGGTCATAGTGCGATATGCAAGAAGTTCGTCGTCCCAGTATTCAACATCGAGCTTGCGTTGCTGAGAATTTGACATAGCACCGTTTAAAACGCTGCGAATAGTTCTCATTTCAGCAAGAGTAAGACCGTCCTTGGTGTTGAATGTAATCTTAGTTTTGCTGTTCGGTGATGTTATTCTCCTTAAAAGGTTGTTGCTGTCACGATAGGCCTTAATCTCCGTACGCTGTAAAGGTGTGGCTTGATAGCTCTCTTTAGCTATGAGCTTATGTGGAAACTGCAAGCCGTTTTTCGGAAATTTAATTAAATAGCCTTTAAATTCACCCAATCTTATCCCTCCTTACGCAAAAGCGGACCTGCCTGTGCGTTTCTTGATTTTGCTGTTTTCATCAGCAACAGCCTCAAAAAGCACTCTGCCGTCAGGCATAGTCAAGGTAATGTGAATATCACCGCCGTTGCCTGTTCCGCCGTATTCAGAAAGCACCTCAGCCATAGCCTGTTTCATAGCAGAAATCGGAGATACTACCTCAGGTTCTCTCTTGTTGTCGCCAAGTACAGCAAGAAATTCACCGTAATTTGCAGGAACATACGCCCCTGTGGCAAGTTTGGGAATGTGCACCTCATCAAGCTGCCCGGCGTGCCATTCCTGTCCGAATAGCTTGCCGATAGCGTTAGCAACCGTATCCACACCGCTTAACATTCCGTTTAACGCTGAAATAAAACCATTGATAAAACTTTCAAGTCCGGTTAAAACATTGTTAAGAGGCTTTTTGATGATGTTATACAAGGGTTCAAAAACATTTGAAAAAACTGTTTTTATAGGCTCTAACGCTTTGCTTATATTCTTTAACATCATGGTAATTACACTCTGTACCTTTATACTTGTATCAGATAAACCATTGACAAGACCTAATACTGTATATTGTCCACGCTTATACATTTCTCTTGAAGGTGAATGTATATCCATTGCACTGTCGTATTCACTTAATACAGTATTTGCAAGACCATTACTGTTTTTGACAAGTGCCCCCTTATATTTCTGTGTACCCTCAATAAGACCCATAACGGTGTTTTTTCCTGAATCTTCGGCAGCCTCTTCCAGTTTATTTAATGTTTTCCATTGCGAGTTTTGCACATCTTCAAGGCTAATCATTCCGGCTTTGTATGTCATCAAAACGGCAGCGGCATCGGAATAATCTCCCTTAAGAACTTTTTGAACATCAGACATATCATCTTGTGTCATTATCAGTTTGTTAAGTTCAGCAGTGCATTCATTATATGAACTTTTAAGTTCCATTAAGGAATTTATTTCTTCGTATCCACCATCACCTAAAACTGTTTCAATATTATTTTTTGCGTCTATTCTATCATCTGCTTTTACAGAATTGTCTTCATATTTCTTATATTGACTAATAAGCCAACTATAAGTTTTTCCACTCTGCTTTAATTTATTTTCAATTTGAGTCTGCTTAGAATTAAGTTCTGAAAGTAATTCGCTTTGATTTTTTCTTGCTGAAATTATAGATTTAGAATTTTCGGTTTGTAATTCTGATAAAGCCGAACTGTTAGCTAATAATTGATATTGATCAATCGTATTATTGATTTCATCTTGTATCTCAGATAAATCACCTTTCAGCTCGACCTTACCCCCATCGCTTATTGTGACATAATTATCCCATGTATCGCTAAAACCGCTAACATTATCTTTAAAATATGTAACGATAGTTTGCAATTCTGACTGCTCTTCGGGAGTAAGTTCAGCTTTGCTGATTAAGGTTTCAAGTTTTTCCTGATATTCATCAATCAATGTATTATCAGCATAGAGCTGGTCAACCTTATCTAATGTATTTTTGATTGTGTCGGTAATTTTCTGCGTTGTACTTTCAAGTCTGCTTTTGACATCATCAATTTCATCACAAAACTTTTTAGCTTCAGAATTGCTCCATTTTAGTTCATTGTAAATTTGAACCGCTGAAACGATACCTGTTATTGCGCTTGCTATAATAAGCAGAGGGTTAGCCGAAATAACCGAACTGATGTTTTTAACTGCTGAAGTGACTTCGCTTATACCACTCGCAATAGTCTTGCCAGTCTTGAATGCGATAACTGCTGCGGCAACAGCGCCAATGCCCGTTGCTACTGCTTTTAACATATCCGGACTTATCTTATTAACTATATCTGAAATTGCCTCAAGAGCCTCTGAAAACAAATTCAACAAATCCGGTACAGCTTTCTCGATCGTCCATTTTGCAAGCGGCAATAAAACATTCTTATATGCTTGCTTTAGCTTATCTCCGCAAGCCTTGAGCAGATTTCTGAACCCCTCCGACAATCGTTCTACCGCCTTTGCAACTGGGTTAATGTCAAGGTCCTCAAGCCATTCGAGGCGGTCGTTTGACATTTCATCAAGCAGTCCTGTTATATCTTCGACAATGCCTAATATATTCTCCCATATTTTTCTGCCTGTATCGTTTTTCTCCCAGGCGTCTTTGATTTTGGTTCTGAGAGTTTCAGTAAAGTTATTGCAGTTGCGAATAATCTCAAGTATATTGCTCCAAATTTTCTCGCCCTTACCGTCATTCCACACCTGCCTGAATGTATCGCCTACCATATCCAAAAGCTCAACAAGGCTGTTCCACTTGTCGATAAACGATTGCACCACGCTGTCGCCTAAGCCTGCTTTCTCCCAAGCATTTGTAAAAGCCTCTGCAATGTCGCCAACTGTGCTTACAAAAGTGTTAATTAATGAGTTAATATTTCCAAGCACTTTTTCACCTGTGCCGTTACTCCACACTTTCTCCCACGAATTTTTAATTGTTACGCAGGCTGTTTTTACCTTGTCAAGCGAATTTACAATATTGTCAATAGTCTTGCTTGTGCGCCTGTCGCTGTCAAGCATAGATTGCTCAAGTGCATTTTGCATTGATTTGATTTCAGAGCTTGGTGCTTGCGTACTTGTGTCTGAACTGTTGTCTGATGTGTCACTCATCACATTAAGCTCATCAAAGCCTGCAAGGTTTTTCTGTAAATCCTCGGCTGCCTCCGATGTTTTTTCAATCTCAGAAGTAGAGCTGTCCGCTTGACTCGCAAGGTCTGACATATCGCTTACAGCTGAGCTTGTCGCATTGCTTGTTGCCGTAGAATAACCGAACACCTGAGTTGTAAAGTCTTTAAACTTCTGTGCCGCAACGCTAAGCCTTGAAATAAATTGATTAATGCAATTAAGCAGCGGAGTAAAAGCATTTATCAAGCCTTGACCGATTGTAGCCTTTATACTGTCAAACTGTAGCTGTAAAATTCTCGTTTGATTTGCCCAGCTGTTCTGAGTGCGGGCAAAGTCGCCCGTTGCGTTGCTCAGCTGACCAAGTACAAAGTTATATCTAAGCGTTACCTTTTCCGCCTCAGTCATAGCAGATGTGGTCTTGCCCCAGCCGTTTGCCATTGCGTAATTGTCAAGTGCGTTCTGCGTCATCACAACGCCGAGGTCTTTGAGCGTTTCTGTTTCGCCGCTGAAAACAGATTTCAGCTTTGTGTACGCCTCGTCCTGTGTGATGTTATAAAATGACGCCACATCGCCCGTAAGGGCCGTTAAGGCCGTTGACATATTAAATGCTTGCTGTTCCGTAAAGCCGAAAGCCTCCGCCATAGAACCAAAAGTGCCGACATATTTTTTAGCCATAGTTTCGGACAAGCCGTAGGCATTTTGTGCCGACTTTGCCCAATCGTCCACACTTGCAGACATATGACTAAAAGTAACATCAACTACATTCTGCACTTCTGCAAGGTCTGAGCCAAGCTCTATGCTTTTCTTGCCAAAGCTCACAACCGCCGCCGTACCGAAAGCCGCAATCAGCGTTCTGCCAATCATTTTTGCCTTGCTTTGCAGTCTGTCAACAGCCGTTCTGACTGTTTGTAATGACTGCTTAGCCTTTTTGGCACTCATAGAAACCGATTTCTTAACGCTTTCGCAAGTATCCGTTGCATTTTTTCCGATCGTCTCTGTGTTGCGATTAGCTGTGCTCTCAACCTTATCAACAACATTTTCGGCAGATTGCTCTACTGATTCCGATGCCTTTTCCGTTGCCTGTGCAGTTTGCTTTGCAGAGTTATCTGCCGCCTGAGCCGATTTATTAGCCTGCCATTTAGCAGTTTGTGCTGTCTGCCTTGCCCCCGACTGTGCTTTCTTTTGAGCTGCCTCAATAGCCTTGTTTATTTTTGCAATATCTGAATTAAGACCGCTTGTGTCGATTTTGGTATTAAAAATCAAGCTGCCGTCAACCGCCATATAATCACATCCTTTCTGCATAAAAATAAGGGCGTTGCAAAAAGCCACCCTTGGTATAAAAACAGCGCACACCCAAAGATGTACGCTGTAATTAGCTTATTATTTTTTAAAATTTAGGTATAAATAAATAATTGCAAGCTAAAAGCCACTCCAAATGGGGTGGCTTTTTTAATTGAAGATAGATTAAAAGATTGCGACTGTCAGCTTATTTTTATGGTCGCCAGTGACAGTTAGGGCATTCTGCAATGTCATTATAGGAATTTATACAATGACATTGTGGGCATTCCCACTTATCATTACTAACAAATTTTGCTTGTCGGCTGTCGGTATGCTCCAAATGACAGTTAGAGCATTCGGTAGCCTCTGCTTTGTTCATACAATGACATTTAGGACATTCCCAATCTGTTGTTTTGATAACTGCTGTGCTTTTACCTGCTCCTAATTCTTCAAGATAAGCAAGTATTTTAGCAATACCGCCAAAAATCAGGCATAATAATACTGTTGATACCCAGCATACAAGCATTAAAGTAAAATTAAAACTGCGTGTTACGGTATCGGTTAAAAAATTTGTATTTACGCTTTGGAAAATTGCGCCTAAAGCTATTCCTCCGACTGCACCAAGTATCAATAACACAACTGTTATACCTTTGTAAAATTTGCTGTTCATAAAACCACTCCTTTGTTACATAATATAACAAAGTTTGTGTATTGTCAACAATAATTTTGTGTAACGCCTATACAAGATTGTTTATAAAATCTTCTTCGGCGTCAAGTTCTGCTTGCTGTTCGGGAGAGAGCTTTTCCTTGATGTCAACAAGCTCTTTGTGCTCATTGTAAAAATCACGCTCCCATTTTTCAAGCTTTTTGCCCTTAGCACGCTTGCCTCTTATGTTCATTACCTGCGAGAGCAAGCCGTCGCCTACCTCGCTGAAATAGCCGAGAAAAGTCCACCAATGCACATAGCTTGCAATCCTTGTTTCAAAGCCTGCAACCTTGTTGAGTGCAGGGAAAATAATGCTTTCGTCATAGCTCCAATCAAGGATTTTGGTTGGAGCTTTTTTTGATTTAGGCACATCTCCGCCGTCAAGAAACCACAATGCCCTTGTGAGCGCCTCCTCAACATTCTTTGGGACTACCTTGTATAAGCAATTCAAGCATACAGCCGCTTTTTCGCCGTAGGTTAGCTCTTTGTCGGCATAAGCTTCGAAAATCAAGAGAGCAATACGAAAATCGGAATTAATCTCGTACTGCTCTCCGTCAATTTCAAGGCTTGTAGGAAGTAAGCCAATCACTTTGCAAGCCTCTTTGCTTGATTGAGGTACTTCTCAATATGCTTGCTCTGCTGAGCGTGTGCGTTTTCAATGTCGCTTACAATGACCGGCACAACGCAGTTGAGAAAATTCTCAAAAATCATACTGCCGTCCTCACAGATTGAAAGGCAATTTACATCGCCGAACGCACCCTGACTTACACCTGCACCGAGAACATAGTCAATTTCTCGGCGAATTTCCTTATCAACATCAAGAAAAATTTCAAAGGTTACATCCTCGGGTTTCATATTCTTGTACTTCTGCACAAGTTCTTCTGTGCGGTCTGTCAGCTTGTTAAGTCGCTCAACGAGTGAGTAGTCTGTGGTGTTAATCTTGATTACTGTGTTTTCATCATTGTTGATTGCATAGGTTTTTAAAGGTGTTTTAAAATTCAAACTCTGCATAGAATCACTCCTTATACAGTTTCGGTAAATGTCGGTACCTTATCTGAGATTGTCGCTGTACCCTGCTTTCTGTTGCCGTCAAATGTAACATTAAACGGAATGTTTACACCGCCCTGTGCACCGCCGTATGACTGCGGTTTAACAATGCAGTCCTCAATCCAAGCATCATAAGGGCCTGTTTTCTTGTCAATGAGCACTTCAAGAATTTTGGTTTTGCAGTCATCACCGGTAAGGCGGTTCATTGCAATATCCTTGATTTTCGGGTAAATGCTGTCACCTGTATTTGCGTAATATGTACCTGCGTCAAGGGTAGGCTCGTAGCCATTGTCATTTACAGAGGTTTCATCAAGAATGTTCTTTACTGTGCTTGTGTCCGGACTAAGCTCGACCGACATATCGTCAATGTCCTTGCCGATAAGATACCACTTTGGACTTTCGCCTGTGCCAAAGCTTGCGTCAATAAAATGTAAAAGGTAACTTCTCTTAAGTTTACCGATATCGGGTGTTGATACTGCCATAATAATTCCTCACTTTCAATTTTCAATCAATTTTCAATAGTGTATTGGGCGGTGATTTGCAATTGGTACTGCACACCGCCGTTGTTGTTTTCGTCAGGTATGCTGTAAAGCATTCCGTTTGAGCAAGTGAGTTTTTTAAGCTCACCGTATAAAACGCTGTCGTCGACTTCAACTTCTATGTCGCCCTCTGCGTGCTGTTCAAGCCACATTTGCAGCTCAAGCAACATTCCACTGTTTACAAGGCGGTCATAATCGTTGAGTGACTGACAGGTTGCGTACAGAATAAAGGTGTGATTGCGTGTTTGATTGCCTAAAATATCTTCCTTTACAAGCGTGTCGCCTGTTGGGGAAAGTCCAAAATCCTGTACTTTATTTGTTGAATAATCAATATGCACAAGCTCGCCGATTTTCGGGAACTCCTGCAAAATTGACCTCACAAGCTCGATTATATTCATTTTGCATTACTCCCTAATATTTTTGCCGCCGCTTGCAGAATATCCCTTTTGCGGTCGGCTTTCATTCGCTCAAACCACATTTTGCCCGCAAGCGGGTGCTTGTCCTTGCTGTACTGAATATCTCTGCCTGTCGGGTGTTTTTTCTTGCCTTTAGGACTTCGCCAACCGATTATAATGCCGTCACCGTCATAGTGCCCGAAAACGATATGCTCCGTACCGTCTTTCTCTCGTACTATCGGGAAGTTAGGGCCATACACCTTGCCGTAGTAAAGATACCTTGCATACGGTGTAACCTGCGTGATTTGACCGCTGCCGATTACCGTATGAATGGTTGCGGAGTTTTCGAGCACGCCCGTTTTAAAAGGTGTGTAAGGTTTCATTAGCTTAATGCAGTCCTTGTCAATTTCTCGCTGGGCAAGCTCAAATCTGCTATTCATATCATTGCTAAAGCCTTTGCTCCAATTGAGCGAAAGTGTGCCGTCAACATCCGACGGCTGATTAATATTAAAAAGCATATTATCACCTCGCCGATACCTTAATATGCTGCATATCCGCAGACCCATAAAGCAGGCGGTCAATACTCATCACTGTGTGAATTTCGTATTTGTCGCGCAAGGTTTTTAGGCTCTCCGATACGCTCCTGTCGCTTGAATTATCAAAAATGAAATTACACTCACCTTTAACAATAATGTCTTGAGAGGGGCACAGAGGCGATATATCAGCGTTTGGAAACAGACCGTTGCTCGGAAATAAAAAATCATTCGGAGCAAGAACAAGCGCATTTGACGGAATGTATATAGCTATTCCGTCAGCGTTCTGCATTCCGCTTTTAAGTACATTAGCGGCTTTGCACTCCTGCCAATGGCAATGCGGAATAATAAGCCTGTCAAAGCCTTTGCCGTTAAATCTGTAAAGGGTCAGCATAGTATCCGTAAACATAATCAAACACCTCTGTACAAAAGGTCTGTGTCTGCAAGATACTTATATACTGCGGATTTAACACATCGTGTAAGTTGCTTTTTGCGAACCTCACAGCTTTCATACGAGCGTGACACATCTCCGACTTTTTCTGATGTTATGCCCTCACTGCCGCTCATATTATTGGCTTTATACATCAGCTCTGCGACCTCACAGCAACAAAGTTTCACAGGCTCGATTATATCCTTTGTATCGTCAATATTCGAGCCTGTGTAAGCGTTAATAATAAGTGTAGCCTCTCTTGCGTAATAAGCAAAGGCGGAGGTAATGACCGCCTTTCTGCCGCATAAATATTCGGTTTTGTAATAGCTTTCGTCAGCGTAAGCGGTCATACTTCACACTCCTTTAAGACTTAACCGCTGTGTGACAGTAAATACCTGCGGTCTTGTTTTCGTACACATCTGCAATGCCTACCATTCTGTAACCAAACTTGTAACCGTCCGAGTCCTGATTTACCGACGGTTCAATTACCTTAGTGTCAAGGTGCTTAGTAAACTGGATAAGGGCAGGCTTATGAATAATCATAAAGTTGATGTTTGAGGCGGCAGTGGCTTTCTGATAGCCACCCTTTGTCTTGCCGCCCGATGTGCCGTCAAGCTGTTCAATCGCTGTATAAAAGCGTGTCTGCGGCACTGTAACAATCTTTGCAAATCTGCTGAGAACCTCTCTTGACTTTGTTGTGTCCAAATCCTGCACAAGTCCGTAAAGAGTTGGTGTAATGTAAAGGTAACGCTGCTCGTACGGAACTTCGTCCTCGTCCATCTGAGTAGTACCTTTGCGGAGTGCTTCAATTACCGCCGCACCTGTGGTAAGGTTTGCAGGTGTGGCAGAGGTAATGCCTGCGTGACTTGCGTATGCGGCAAAGCGGAATGCGTCAAGCTCCGGCACAACCTTTGTGCGGATAAACTCGCCCGAAAGTCTGCCGAACGCAACGCCTGCGGTTTCGATATTGTCCATTGTGTCCACATTGAACATTCTGCCTCGGTCAAAATTGCATTTTACGGTTTCGTTTGTGAGTGTAACATCACCGTTCACATAACCGCTGTTACGACTGTAATCCGCAAGACCGTCCATTGAAATCATTGGAATAATAAGCTCGTTTGAGTTTGCGCCTGCCGTTGCAAGGTCAGACGCACCGTCAAGCTCGCTTGTAAGTGCCGACTGCTTGTAAACCTCATCAAGCAGGGCTGTGTAAGTTTTAAAAAGTGCAATAGAATTTGCCATAAAAATTCACCTCATCAATTATTTTTCGTCTGTACTAAGTCCCATTGCCGCTCTCATACTTGCAAGAGGGTTTGACTTAATACCTGCGTTTCCTGTATTCTTTACAGGATTTTGGAACGGCTCATCAGAACCGAACATATAGCTGTTTTCGCTCTTAATGCTTTCAAGAGCCTTTGTAATGTCATCTGCCTGATTTTTTGATGTTTTAAGACTGTCAAGGTCAAGCAAAGCCTTAACCGCCGTTGCGTTTCTCGCACCGCTCTTTGAAATAGCACCGTCAAGTACAGAGTTAAACTCCATATCCGCAATTTTTGTTTGATACTCGGTTTCTTTGTCTTTAAGGCTTGTGTTGAGTTTTGCAATCTCGCCTTTAAGATTTTCAACGTCCACGCCCTCAAATTCTTTAAGTGCTGTCTGAGCTGTTTCAAGCTGTGATTTGTAATTATCTCTTGCGGTTGTGATTTTTTCAACCTCTGCAACAGTCTTGTAATTTGCAAGCACCGCCTTGTCAAAATCCGCTTTTTTCTCTTCGGGTACGGTAATACCGATTTCGGAGAGAAGTGTGTGTATATTCTTCATAATAAAATCCTTTCTGCATAGCTTGTATTCCGCTTTGCCTGCGGTAGAAATTCAGCCGTATAAACCAACGACGGGGTAAAATAAAAGCACCTGTGCAATCAAATGCAAGGGTGCTTAGTCTGCTTTATTTTTGTTGTCTTCAACTTCAATAACAAAACCTCTGTCAATAAGGCTTTTCGCTCGGTCTTTGGTACATTCAAAGACTTCATTGACAGGTCTGTTGATAAGACCGTTCATTTTGTCATTAAACGACACAACTACTTTTACTTTCATTTTGTCACCGCCTTTCTGATTTTGGGTATTAAAAAAGCACTCAATCCGATTGATTAAGTGCTGACAGTCTTAGATATAGAAATAGCCACTTATACAAGGTACAAGTGGCTTCGGATTGGTTGTTTGGCAGGCGTCCCTTTCTCCTGCATCTCTCGGGATTGATCCCTGTCAAACCATCGGCGTGTGGACGGGGACGAAATTTTCCACCTCAAACAACCTATCCTTATTCTATTATAATTATATATTTTTTATTCAGATTTGTAAAGTACTTTTTTATTTCTTAATAATCTTTGCCACTCTTTTTCATTTATTTTCATAAAAGTTATTATAGAATTTTTATATTTCGGGTTGTCAGAAGAAGTAACAAGTCTTAATATAGTTTTAAATTGTTCTTCTCCTTCTGAAAATGATTTTAAAAGTAAAGCTGTATTTGGTTTATTGGCTTCAATAATATAATCAGGATTTGATATTATATCATGCATATATCCATAATATTTCTCGTAGTCATTCGGATGCCTATCTTTTATATGCTGTATACGCTCATCAGTTATAATCACTTCATTAGATTTTATATCTTTTGTAATACATTTGTATTTATTAATATCAATTTCACCGACTGTATGCACATCATTTACCGCCATTTCTTTTATATCAGATTCAATTATATCACTGTCAACCGATTTCGCAATATGTTTATTGCTGTTCATACCTCTGATTTTTCCGTCATCGGCACTCTTGATACCTCTTAACGGCATTTCGGCTTTCTTCGGTTTTGTAATGCCTTTTACGGTATTACTGCCGACTGTCACTCTGTCCCATTGTTGAGAAAGTCCGACGCTTTTTGAGAAGTTCACATATTCATCGGAAGTTTTTACATATCTTGCACGAGCGTTAATTATTGCTTGCTCGTCAGCCCCGCCTTCTTCAAGCAATTTTATTTTCTGCCTTTGCGCCCGCATTGCGGTTTCAAGTCTGCGCTGCCTTTGGGTTGCCTCATACTTTGTGTATTTCTTACCGTTATACTCTACAGGCTTGTTTTCCTCTTCGTTCATCTTGTCGAGCTGTTCATCTGTGTATGTGCGTGGAGTTATGCCGGGCGTGAACGGAGAATATGAGTGATAGCAGTTTGCACCGCACAACCCTGTTACTGTACCAAGTCCGCACACGCTTTCAAGCTCTTTCTTGCTGTAAACTCTGCCCTGCCACACCTGATGTGTCGGTCTTGCACCACTGTGCCACGATACCTCAAAGTAATTTGTACCGAGTTTTTCGGCATTCTCCTCGTTGATTTTGCCCACAACCTGATTAAGTCCCGTTGCAACCGCTCGCCTTGCCGCAACAGTAACTCTGTTGCTGTGACCGCTTGCATAGTCAACAGTACGCAAGCCGCTGTTCGTCATTTCGGTTACGGTTTTCTCGAGTACGGTATTATAATCACTCGCACCGCTTGCAATTTCCGTGACAGCTTTATCAAGAGTTTCTTGGTAGTAATCGGCGGCAGGAGTAAAGCCTAAGCTGCCGTCAGGCTGTCGCTTGGCAAAACCAATTGACTGCGTTATGTTCTTGCACTCGCCCTGTGTCTGTGCCTGCACCGCCCTCACAAATTGCTGTAACGGTTCATTTTCGGCATAGGGTATAAACTCCTTGCCCTGCTCTTTAAAAACGCTCTCAGCCTCGTTATAGCCACTTTCTATAACACCCGAAAAGATGTTTTTAATCTCACTATTGCTTAAATCAAGTGTATTTTGCACTATGCTTTCGATTGCTGATTTACTCTTACCGAGCTTGTAAAGTCTGCCGATTTTGTAAACGCTTGTCGGTGTAAGCTCTTGCGCAAGCACCAACATACGCACAATGTCAGCCATTATGCTCATTTGCAGGCTGTCAAAAATCTGTTCGAGTGCTGTGGGGATTGCCTCCATAATCTCAGGCGTAAACATCAGTCAACTACCTCTGAGGCTTGCGGCAGGTTCTTTTTTGCAGTCTTTTCGTCCTCTCCGTACCATTTCATACGATACTCATCAGGTCGCATAATTCCAAGACTCAAGTCCTGAATATCCTGTGTGCGTTCGGTCTGTTCATCGGTGAGAATACTGTCCTTAAAGTCACAAACGAATGTGTAACCGCTTGTTGTCAGCGAATTGTAAAAAGCGAGAGCATACACCAAATCGTCAAGACAATATTTAAGCTGCTTTTGAATTGCCGATACGGTGTTGTACTTTCTGTCTTTTGCCGACTTAATCTCTGTTGCGGTTTTTGCCACAGTTTCGGGATTGGATAAGTCACCGTAAGCAAGTCCCACTGAGAACTCAAGCCTGCGAAGATATGTATTTAAGCCGTCTGTAATATCTCCCTGACGGATTGCAGGGGAAAAATCCTTGAACAGCTCCTCATTGCCGAGGTCAACATCAACGGCACGATACAGCCTTTTATTAAGTTTTGCCGTACTGTTATTTTTTAATGCGGCGGCGTCAATATGAATTGCCCTTTCTCCGCTTTCGAACTCCCAGTCAAGCCTGCCAAATTGTGTGTCTGTTTTTTCGATTAATGCTATTGCATTTGCAAACGCAGACATACCGCATGAGCTGCCGTCAATCGTGTTTTTAATCGGAGTGCGAAAATAACCGAACGCAGGACGGAGCATTGTAGGATATGTGACCGAGGCAGGCAGGCTTGCCCACTCGTCAACTGCCGCAAGCGGAATTTCTCTTCCGAGTTGCCCCTCACTTGCAGACACATATGCAGTGTTGGTAATTGTCAATCCCTTTTCGGTATCAAGGTTGTGGTACTCAAGCCTTGTGTAATAGTTATCTCCGATTTTTCTAAACTCTGGGAAAATAACCTTAACAAGCCTATGCCTTGCGTCAAACTCAATCGGCACAAAAGCATTTGCAGAGATGTACTGCACCTTGTCGCCGCCGAGTGGCTTAATTACCATAGCTCCCGTTGCAAGTCCTGCCTGCAATTCGATGTTGAGGTCCTCTGTTGCGGTTTCAAAGAGCCTTTGCAGTTTGTCATTGCTCACGTTTGCTGTCATTTCGTTAAGCGTGATGTTTGCAAACTCCCTTGTGATTGACTGCTCAAGTCTAAGGCTTATTACATCGTCATTAAGCCAAGGTGCATTGCCCGAAAAGCAGTTTTGCCAAAGCTCAATACTTGAGAGCATATCGTCTGTAATTGCAGGCTTAATGCCAAGTGCCTGCTTAATATCTTTCAGCGGAAACAACCTCTGCCACACTCCTTTCAGATAGTTTAAAAATTGCATATTACACCGCCCTTATAAATCTTTTCATATCCCGTTCAAATGTGTATTCAAAGCTGTCAAGGCTGTCGACGTCGGTTGAGCCATCGTCAAGTCTTTCGTCAACAAGTTTTTTATCATTCCATACAGCCTCACAAAGAGCCGTTTTTAGCGTGTCGCAGCCGTCAGTGTAAAAGAACCTGCCTGCACCCATAAGCCGTAAGGTGCATTGAATACGGTCTTGTACAGGACATTTGCGTGCCGGTCTGACTATCGTATTTGGAAAATGCTCCTCAAACGCTCTTTTAATTCCTCGACCGAGTACAGTTTCGGCATTATCCCAATACACAAAGTCCACAACACCGCATAAATCAAAAACAGACTGTGCAAAATTAATTGCCAGCCTGTCAATATCGTTTCCGTCGTATTCACCGAAGTGTCGTTCGCTTTTCAATGCTATTAAATTATTGTAGCCTCTTGTCTTTGCCGTTGCCACAAATGCGTGGCCCGATTTATTGCCGCCAAAGTCAATGCCGATTGTTACTTCTTCAAGTTCCGATTTCAAAAACTGCCTGTACGGTGAATCTGTGTTGATTTTGTCGGTAATTCGGCAGTAAAAATTCTTTGGATTGTCGGCAAATCGGCGGTAAATAGCACCCTCTGCACGCACCCATTTCCCGAGTATAAGGCGGTCATAAAAAATAGTGCCCTCGTACTCATTGCAAAGGTTCTTCACAAACTCCTCGGATAAGAATTTATTATCGAAAATCGTGTATTCCTGCAAATAAATATCTGCGTCACTGTCAATAAACTTTTTTAGCCAATGCGTAGGGTGTTCGGGGTTTAAGCTGCCGTCAAAGCACGAATAAGGCTTGTCAAGTCGGGATTTAAGCATATTGAAAACATCTTCGTTCCACTTTGCAACCTCATCACCATAGATATACTTAGCGGACGCACCCTGAATTTTAGCAACCTGACTGACCTTTTCCGCACCGAGGCAATAGACTTCTTCGCCACACACCTTTGCTATGTTTCGGCTGTTAATAGTACCTACAATGTCGGAAGAATACCGCTCACGCATAGGCTGTAAAACATTTCGCTCGATAGTTTCCTTTGACACTCCGATGATAAAGCACAAACCGTCTTTACCTATTCGCTCTCGAATACGCATAGGCACAATACAGGTGACATCAACAAAACTTTTGCCCGAACGCACCGCACCGCTTTTAATGTTCCAACGATGTGTTGCGTTTGCTATGTATTCCTTTTGCTTACTCGTGTACGGCATCGTCTGTGCTCCTTTCTGCGTCCTTTTTGATTTCTTTCAAAATGCTGTCGAGTTTATCGAGTGCGGTTTTGTCGGTTTCTTCTTTCTGCTTATCTCGCCACTTGTCGGGACGGCGGTTTTTCAGCCAAAATATTTGAGCCGTAGTGTTGCCCTCAAGAGCAGAGGATAACAAAGCGTTTTCAACTTCATAGTCCACAACCTCTTTGCCCTTTTTTAAGGACTGACAAATCTGACTATACTGTTCCTGCCAGCGGTACAGTGTTTTAACAGAAATGCCCATGTTCTTAGCAATCTGCTCATCGGTCAGACCGTCCCTTGCCCAGCCCTCAAGCAGTAGTAAATTTTCTTTTTTAAGCCATTTTTCATACTTTCCCTTTGCCACCGTCACCACCTCTCTTTATGTAAAATAAGCAAAAGAAAAGAGAGTACTAAATGCACTCTCCATTAATCAGTATTAAGCGTTAAAGCATTAATTCTGTCATTCAATTCTATCAGTGTATTTTTCACATTTAGATAGTCTTTAGGTGTAAAAGATTTATCGTTCCTATTATGAAGCATCACATTGTTTGCTCTCGATAATCTTCGATAACATGAAACAAGTAAATCAAGATCATCTGGATAATTCCTCAATGCATCTTTGCATTCCATAACAAGCCGTGCAAAATTACGATTATTAAAGTTAACATTTAATTCATCGCTAACATTTTGCGTATTAGAAAGCAGTCTTATTGAGTCTTCCATAGCATCTAACTTTGAATATATTGATTTCATCATAATTCTATCGAAAACGACCTCATCAACTTTGGAATTATCCACTTTTGCATTTTCTAAATTGACTATGTTCATTAACGAAAATGAACCATTTTCATAAGTTTCCTTTATCGCATTAGCAATATCATCTTTTGCCTTCATAACATTTTCATACAATCTATCTTTCTTATAAAAAACAGTATTAATTCCTGCTACATCAAAAATTTTATCAGTAGCATCATCCTGTACCAAAACTACTTTTTTACCATAGGCTTGTCGAATTCCTAATTCATACATAACATTCGGATTTCTTGAACTTAAATCACAAATTGCCATATCACATTCAACTAAATTTTTCAAAATTTTTTGCATTATCGAATCACATATTTGATCACTATCTGCTCTTATAGGTTCAAATCCTGCTTTTTGGACAGCAGGAACAATTATCTGTTCGTATATTTTATCAAAATGACCTGCAGGATATTTTGGCTGGTCTGATATAGGCATTATAACAAAACAGTTTTTTACCTTATTTTCTTCGCTCATATGCAACTCTCCTTGGTTGTAATATATCATTAATCTATCATATTATTTGACTCAATTCAACAGATTTTACATTTTTCTGTAAACCGCACAATTAAGAAAGTAATAATTTGTATAAAATAACCACACACAACACAGACCGCCCTCAAATGAGAGCGGTCTGCCGTTATTTTTGAAAAAGGAGAACTACAAAATGCCTCTTATTATCGATTTCTTCATTTTATATTATATCACCCTTAGAACGGAAAAACGGACAAGTTTACCAATGGTATCTGTTGCACATTTTCCTGATATTGTCGGCTGTGTTTATTCCGCCTGTATCTACCGCAATCTTCGCCCAGCTGTATCGCAAACTAAGGTGCATAAACAAGCAATTCTCCACAAAGTCATCTCGTGACAGGCTGTTAAGTGCCGAGTTTCTGCGGATTTCAAGGTTTTGAATATCACGCTGAATATCTGCAATCTGCACCACCGCATTGCCTACCTTGTCCGAGGTCTGACCTGCACTCGGTAAATCCGACAGCTTAGGCGATGTATTATCCGCCTCGGCAGAAATGCGTACTATCTTCGCCCTCAGCCGTGAAATCTCTCGGTTAATCTCCTTAATCTCTTTAGCCGTCAAGTTATCACCTCCAAATCCTCAAGATAATCGGCCACAATTTGAAATGCAATCAGCATTCCCTCACTTATGTAATAATCTCTGTCTTTTCGACTTTTTCTGTTGTTAAGCCTGTTCAACTTGTCCTGTTCACTTTCTATGCGTTCGGATATTTCAGCTTTTAATTCGTTAAGTGTCATTCTTCTGCCTCACTTTCAAGCCAATGTAAAGTGCAATTATAACAGTTCGAGAACGAGCCATTGCACTTGCTCTTTTTATTAAAATCAGTATCATATTCAGCAGGACACATAAGCATTAATGCCATATCCTCAACGCTCATCTGCTTTATCTTTTCAAAATTTGTCATTTTGCCTGTTCTCCTTTATCAAACAACATCTTTTATATTTCTTTCCGCTTCCACAAGGGCAAGGTGCGTTCCTATGACTATTCTTAGGTGGGTGATATGTAACGGTAGCGAGAAAAGATATATTACAATCTTGTGTATAATACTCACATATGTCAGCAGGTTCTTTAGTTATATGGGCTTTCATTCTTGCTCACTCCTTAATTTCAAAATCTCGTGATATTCTTCATCGTTTAAGTTAAGTCCTGTTTTTACATATACGCAATCAACGCAATAACTTGAGTATTGCAATCCGCATTTTTTACAAGGCATTGTTGCTCACTCCTTATCCATTTTTGCACCGCAATAGTGCAGATTGTAAATTCGTCATTTTTCACTTCTCTCCTTTTCAAAATAAAATACAATCGGTTTCTCGACTTCCTGAATAACTCCATATTTCTTCGCCAAACGATAGATAAAGGTTTTTTCAAGTCTTGAAGTTAGCTTGCCTAATTGTCCTCTAAAATCTTCAATGGGCATTGTTGATTTATAGAAATTACACATCCTGCAAGCAGGATTATAGTTTTCTCTGACTCAACCAAATCACTCCTCAATAGGCTGATTCCAACAGTCAACGCAGTTGCGGTCATTTCTGCAATCAGTTAATCCTAAGTTATACAAGCATACATTTTTAGGTAGTCCAGCATCATTAAGCAAAGTGTTTGGATAAGCCTTCAAAAACTCGCTCAAATATGTCTTTTGCGGGTGTTCGTCACTCCATTTTTGTACGATTGCAATTGCCTTCTCGGGATAACCCGTTTCAAAGTGTGAACACGAAATGCCTGTGCCATTATTTGAACTGCTCAAAGGGCAATCTGAACAGTCAAGTTTGCATACTCCGTCCTTCTGTTGTTTAGTCATTCTCAACTTTTCAATAAAGTAATTCATAGTTTTTGAACAATCAATCATTTTCTTTATCCTCCTTAAATTCTTCCAAGCCTTTCGAGTGCCGTATATTCTCCATAGCTTAAGTGTGTGCCGTGTCGCTTATTATACAAATTGATTTTCTTGCATTTTTCTTCAAGTGTATCGGGTTTATTGTAATTGCGTGTGGCTGTTTTTCTTAATTTGCTGTTTTTGATAATTTCTCTGTGCTGTTGTTTTCTCATTTCAACACCGCACTCGGTGCAGTATTTTTGATTTGCACTTCTTTTTTCAAATGCTTGCATACATAATTCGCAGATTGCCTGTTGTTTCATTGTTTCATCTCCCTTGCCTTTTCGCTTATTCTTTTAACAAATCCGTTCTCGTTTGTTAATAACTCTATTGTCTGCAATGCAAGGCTTAGCATTTCGTCTTTGGTTGCCGCCTGCTTGTACATCTTGCGAACGAGATCGGCGGATTTCTTTATATTGTCTTGTATTCTCGTACATAAGCTTAAATACTCCTCGCCCTCATCGTGGTACTGTCTGTACTCGCTCTGCAATTCCTGTTGAAACTTCAGGCAAGTAATCATATCCCACCCCTTGTGGCGGTTGTTGTAACCGAGTTTTGCAAGTTTTGAAAAGTATTTGTATTCGGCAGGCGGATAGTCTGTGTAATCAAGCTGACCGTCAATAGCCTTATCTTCAAGCCTTGCAAACTCTGTTTTGTCTTTAAAATTCGGTTTCATATATTCCTCCCTGTGTCGGGTTGTGTCGGGTTTTCGCCATTTTACAATAACCCTTTATATATAAATATATTTATTTTTTTCTTACACGAAAGGTTATAAAAACCCGTCAACCCGACACAACCCGACACACTTATTATTCAGAACTTAAAGATATGCCTGAAAAATATTTGCAATTTCTTCCCTTTATCTTTTCAAATCGTTTGGCAAGCTCGGTGCTGAACTTGGTATTTGACATACAATATTCGTTGTTGCTGTCTGCCCACGATACATAGGCGGCATACAGTGTACTCGCCTGTACAGTGCCCTCAAGAGTACATTTATCCTCGATAAAAGCAGAAATAACATCCATTTCACGCCTGTACTCTCTCACGCTCTTTAATACAGCGGCGGGCATTTGCAGACCCTCTCTCTGCCACATCAGACAGCCGTCGATGCACCATTTAAAAATCCCTGTCATCTCTGCCTTTAGCTTATGCGTAAGGTTCTTATCTACCTTGTCCTCGGGTATCTGAACATTGAACGGAATCATATGTATTCTTCGCCAAATGCCTGTATCCGTGCCTCTGATGATCGGTTTATGGTTTGTCGCCATCCATAATTTGAACTCGGGTTTAAACTCAAATTCTTCACTATACAATTTTCTCGCTGTTACGGTATCGTCGCCTGTAAGCTGTTTTAGAAGTCCCTCATTGAGCCTTACGCCCTCGTTTGGCTCAACAGAGGTAACGAGCCTTGCACCCTTTAATCGTGCAATGTCGCTGTTTATAGCACTGTTCTGCGAGCTTTTCACCATAATGGTTTCGGGCTGAATATTCGCTGCATAATCGCCGAAAACATCTCTTATTACATCAATGAATGTACTCTTACCGTTTCGTCCTGTGCCATAGAGGAAAAATGCACATTGTTCCGCTGTTGAGCCTGTCAGACTGTAGCCTACCGCCTTTTGAATGTATCTGATTAAGTCCTTGTCGCCTGCGAAAATATCGTCAAGAAATGCAAGCCAACGAGGGCAGTCGGCAACTTCGGCGCAATCGACCGAAGTAATCTTTGTAAAGTAATATTCGGGGTTATGTGCTTTTACATCGCCGTTTTTCAGATTAATAATTCCGCTTGGCGTGTTGAGTGCCATTTTGTATCTGTCCATTTGTATCGGCAAAATCGGAAGATGATGTTCAACCTCGTTGAGCATTGCTTTTTTAGATTTATTTGAACGGCTTGATTTCATATGCTTTTCAAATGCTTTCGCCATATCTCCACCGCTCTCTTCATCAGCCTGCAAGTAAAGCTTTGCCTCTGCTTTCATAGCCTCAACGCATTTATCTGCCATTCTTAAGATAACACCGAGATTGTCGACGCTCCACCTCATTGAATTATAAAAATACCATTTCTTTTCCGTATAGCAGTAGCGAACATTTTCGCCAAACAGGTCAACAAACCTTTCTGCGTTGCCCATATCGTCAAATGTATATGCACGCATTTTTTCTTCGTCAACAGTCTGAATAACCTTGCCGTTGCCTATTGAAATCGAATAATCGTTTTGTTTTTTAGGGTTATAGGTCTGACTGCAGCCGGATATTGCTTTCTGCAAAGTGATTACTCCGTATGTAGTGCCTGACTGCTTTCTGTCCCACTTGTCACGCATTAACCCCGATTGGCGGAAAATTGCGTCCATTTTTTCGGAATCGCAACCGCACCAAAAGGCAAGCATATTGCAAAATGCCATATCAGCCTCGCTCTGTGACGCATAAGCCGAAAAGTCACCGCTGTATAAGGCTCTGAAAAGATTGCCGTTCTTAGCGCTGCAGGCGGCTCTGACGATGTCATCAACGGAATTTAAATTGACCGTAATGTTCTGCCTGTTTGGCTTAGGCTCCGTTGCCTTGCCGAGATATTTTGAGTGCAACGGCTTAACACTCTCGGTACAATCGTTGATGTATCCGTATTCCGAGCAGTAGTCGCCCGTTACAACAAAGAATCTGCCGTTTTCGTACATTTCAAAGCCACCCGAAGTGTTCTTCGCCTTACGCTTGCCCTCGGGAAGAGTTCCCTTGCAGATTATATGAACGCCTGTTTTGCTCTGTGAAAATTCGGTGTAGCTCTGCAAAGTGTTCACGAACTCGCTGATTATGTTGTCAGCTCCGCCGTTTTGGTAATCCTGAATGTCATTCGGCATATCGTCAAGGTCAACACCGAAAAACGGCGAATTTGAGAACATAAAGCCTATGCCCGAATACTTGCCCGACTGCCTGACAGCGGTTTCAAAATCCGACCAAGTATCCGAGTTATTCGGCATTGCAAAGCCACCCGTTCTTGGATTTATTGGCTTCTTTGAAATTCCGCTGTGTGATTTCGGGTCGGGGTATGCTTGCCAGCACACCCAGTTTTTGTATGTCTTTAATTCCTGCGGAATTGCACTGTATTTATCGTTAAAATTTGTAAATCCCATATTTTATACCTCCTTATGGATTTCATATGTACCGACTTAAAATTCAAAAGTTGCATAAATTAGTGCAATTCCCGTAAAATTTTTCTGAATTAAAACGGTAAATCATCATCAATCGGCATATCCGTAAAGCCCTGATTTGCTGTCTGTGCAGGCGCATAACTCTGCTGTGGCTGTGCATAGGTCTGCGCCGTTGAACTCTGCGACTGCTTAAAAGTATGCTTTACTGTCGGATACTTAGTCAGATTGAGCCAGCTTACTCGCTCTTGCATTTTACCGTTATATTCTTCGTGCTTTATCGTTGCACGAATTGGCTTGTTGATAAGCTCACCACAGAACTGCTCAAGGCTTTCGTACTCCTTACCGTCTGGCAGTCCTGCCGCTTTGCCGAGAGCCATAATCTGATTAAAGCCGTATCCGTTTACCTGCAAGTCTGCGTTTGTCGGCTCTCTGCGTTTCCAAATAGTATTAAAAATATATCCATTTTTGTAACCCTGCTCAACATCGTTTCGGATTACCATTGAAATGTTTAAATTTTCTTTGCCGTTCTGATTAACTCTTTCTTCAACTTTAGTAATGATACACTCATAATCGCCCTCAGGCTTAATTGAATTAGGCTGTGCTGCCTCACTCCAATTTGATTTAAAACCCATGATTATTCCTCCAAAATTAATTTAATTGCTTCATTGGCACTTCTGCATATTCCTGCTACCGCACCGTTGAATTTCATCATCTGTAAAAAGTTATGCTGCTTTTCAGTTGCTCTGCCTTTTGCTGTTTTAACCTCAATGAATACCGCCTTGCCGTCTGATTTTCTGACACCGAATAAATCAGAAAACCCCGGTGGTACACCTGTGCTGAAATATCGTCCGTCCTTTGTATAACCCTGTCCGACATTAATGCGGAAAATATCGCAGTACGGTGCAACCGCAAGGCGGATTTGGTTCTGTATCTCGTGTTCTTCTGTCAAGCTATCAATCCTCTCTTTCGTGCCTGATAATATGCCCAGCCGGGCTTATAGCCGTGTGTTTTTGCGTAAACAAGTAAATCGTTATAGCTACCGCAATCAGATGGTGAACTGAAATCGAGCTTAAAGCCCTCAACCTTTATAAGCTCTGCGGCAGTATCAAAATCAACCTTTCGCTCTGCTGTCGGAAATTCATATCCGCATCGAGGACACACGGCTTTCTGCCCCGCCGGCGGTGCAGAGAATGTAAAAAAACACTCGGGACATTGCTTGACCTTTGTTGCCTGCTCGTCTTCAAGCTTTTTAACACTCTTTTTCTCTCGTTTTTCAAGTGACCATACCCTGTCATCATCAGGCATTCCGTGTCTTGCATAGTTGCCCACATGGTCAATGATTACCGCCCTTTTGTTCGGTCTGTATCGCATACATCGCATTGACTGCTGAATGTAAAGCGTAAGGCTGTGAGTAGGTCGGAGCAGAATTGTACATTCGCAGTCGGGCACATCAAAGCCCTCTGAAATCAAATCCACATTGCAAAGAATTGTAATTTTTCCGCTGCGAAACTCGTTTATAATCTGTTCTCTCTGTGCCTTTGGAGTTGCTCCGTCAATATGCCTTGCGGATATACCCGCTTCGCAAAATGCCTGTGCGGTTGCCATACTGTGTTTGACAGTTGAACAATAGCACACCGCTTTTTTGCCGTCTGCAAGCTGTCTGTAATACTTGATTACATCTCCGAAAACTGTATTTTTAGTCATTGCTTTTTCTATCTCGGAGGCGACATATTCGCCCATTTTGGTGTGCAGTCCTGTAAGGTCGGCAACACTCGGAGCATAGTAATCATACGGGGCAAGGCAGTTATGCTCAATGAGCCACTTGGTACTTACTCCTACAATCAGCTTATCGTTGACATCACCCAAGCCGTCACCGTTTAGACGAATAGGTGTTGCGGTGACGCCAACCCTTGGAACATCTGAAAAATATTCATAAATGCGTTTGTAGCTTTGTGCAAGGCTGTGATGATTTTCGTCCGTAATGATTAACGCAGGCTTAGGAAGTTTTTTAAGCCTGCGTGTAAAGGTTTGTACCATACCAATCTGACATAAATCCATAAGCACACCCCAGCGGACAAAGGTGCGAAATATTTGGTCAACAAGCTCCTTGCGATGCACTAAAAACAACACTCGCTTGCCGTTCCAGGTTGTCCGCCTTGCGATTTCCGCAACAATGCAGGACTTTCCGCCCCCGCACCCAAGGACAATGCAAGGAGCTTTGTAACCCTCTCGCCAAGCCTGCCTTACCTGTTCAACAAGGTCATTCTGATACGGTCGGAGCTGCATTTTTAGCACCCTTTCTCTTTGCTATAAGTTTGGCAACGCAGTTCATACACAACTGTTTGCCGTAGTTTTTGGTTGTGCCGTCAATGATCTGCTTAACGGAACGGTTATTGCAAGCCATAATAACATCACCGCAATCGGTACATCTCGGAAGTTCAACACCCTTTGAAAGCCATTCGCCAAGCTGTTTACCGAGTTCGGGTGTAATTATGCCTGTCCAGCTATCAAGAAATGTTGTGTCCTTTGAAAGACTTGCATTGTGGGCACGGTCAAGCTGAAAGCACATATCAAATTCATATTCCGTATTTTCTCTCTGAACAGGTGCAAGTCCGATTTTGACGGGTACGGTTTTGCCCCTGTCATTTACTTCCATTGCGTATGCCATTTTTGCACGCATTGTAATAATTGTGTGACAATCGACCGAGAGAATTGTATTCACAAGATTGTTCTGAATCTTGCCTGCCTCATCCCAAGCTGTATAATCGTTTTTTCCTCTTTGCTGAGCAATTTGCGATTTAATATCAAGCACACCGCCTTCGTTGTCCCAACAATGCGAAAAACTGTCAATAATAACCGCACCGTCAGAGCCTACAATTTCAGCCGCCGACTTTACATATTCAATGTACTTATCAGGTGTATACGGCGGTGTCATTGAGGCATAGAGAAACTTACCCGTATTAAGGTCTGTCCTGTCGGCATAAAAGCGACCTCTTTCATGTTCTGTATCAATCAAAGCAACCTTTGCCCAATCGCCTGTAATGCCGTATGCAAGATACAGACTTGACAATGTTTTTCCACTGCCTGACGGACCTGTTACAGCAATTCGTGCCTTGGATTTTGCTCTTGTTACCTCTGAAAAATCAATCATCTGTAACACCTCACTTAACACTCAACGATTGTTTGCTTTCCATATGCACAAACGGGATAGCCTCGCCCTTTTTGTAGAGAGCCTTGACATCATTCTTTTTTACTTCGGGCATACTGTATTTCAAAAGGCGGGCAAGATTGTGTTCCTCTGCCCACTCAACGAATGAAATTTCATCATCAATAACAAGGCTCGGTGTGTTGTTTCTGATTGATACAACTGCGTGCGGCATATCTACCTTGCTCCTGCCGATTGCTTTCATTGCGTTAAGAAGATATGCAGCGAGTTTTTCAACCTCTCGCTCTTTCTGCGACTGCCTCTTAGCGATTGCAGATTTCTCAAACTTGAGTATATTAGCCTCGGCTTTAAGCTGTTTGATGTAGACTGCAATGCTTTCTGCTTTCTCGTCAAATTCGCCCTCAATGCCCTCAAGTGTATCAAACCACGCTGTAAGCATTTTTTCTTTGTATGCGTCAACATCTTCGATAATATCGCCGTTGCCGTCAATCGGCTGACCGTCTGCGTCAGTATCGGGTTCATATTCGTTTATGTCTTCAAATTGGCTGAATAATTCAGCAAAGCTTTCAGTAAGCTCATAAAGTTTCATTGTTGCTCCCCCTTAAAGATTTATGTTTCGTGTGGCAAGTGCTTCTATTAAATGTTCAACCTTGCCTTTGAAAAATTCCTTGTCCTGTGACTGCTTGGCGAAATCGAGCATACGGATAAAGCTGTCATATGCAATCGAAAAATAAGCCTTAAAGACATCCTTATCATCCGATGAACCCTCAGCCGTCTGAACATTTTTCAGCCTTTCTTCGTACTCCTCTTTCTGTCTGCGAAGAGCCTCCTGCTTTTCGTCCTCAAGCTGTTTCCTTACGATTTTTTCGTTCTCACGATATTCTGCTTCGAGTTCGTCATTGCGTTTGATGTTCTCACGTTCAAGTGCTCTGATGGTTTCGTTCAGTCTGCGCTCATTATCACTCGGCTCTGCAACGGCAACCTCAATAGGGCGGCTTTCAAGCTCCTGAACTTTATTCGTCAGCTTGAAATTTTTGTTCTTTTCCTCTGCAAGCTGATTTTCAATATTGCGATAGCTTTCTTTTGAAGTGTCCGCCTGCTGCTTGTAATAGTCTGCGTCTTTCTTAGCGTTATTGAGCTGTCTGCAATAGTCAATGCTCTTGTCGGTTGCCTCCTGTTTTTCAGCTTTAAGGCTGTCAATTTCAGCCTTTAGCTGCTTAACCGTTGTGTTTCCAATGTCAAGCTTTTCGGCAATTTCTGCCTGTTCGGGTTCGCTTACGGTAGCAAGGAGCATTAATTTTGATTTACTAAAATGTCCCAACGTTGGGACATTTTCTTTGCTTATTTTTTCTGCAATAGAAATATATCTATAAGCATTACTGCGTTTCATTCCTACTTCATTCTCGCAGTACTCCTCAAAATTCGGATAGCCAAGCTCCTTGTACAGCTTGTTGTCACGCATTGTTTTAAGTCCGCTGCACATATCCCATATGTTTTGCTGAGCAAGGTTTGCACTTACAAGAATTTTCTGATGAAGTTCTATCGCCTGCTTATGCTGTTCGCTTACTGTTATTTCTGACATTTTTTATATCCTCCAAAAATTTAGTATATTGCTGTTCAAATTCAACAATTTCGGGTGGCTTTTTATGATTCGATTCTAGTTCATTTTTGTAGCCGTGACATTGCACTATCGTCAGGCTTTCGGGATTTACCTCAATCGTGAAGTAAGGAATTGACGGTGACGCTTTATGCCGAATAAACAGGATTATTGTGTCGCCTCTTGCGTGACGGTTTACATATCCGCCGACACAATGCTTAAGAATTTTGCCCTCTGAAATAATTTCTTCGCCTGTTGTAGGCGCAAGCATTACAAGATTTTGCGTGTCCATCAACAGAGGTTTAAGAGCTCTTGCCCTCTTAGCTATCATTTCTGCCTCAGCCTTATTTGTGTAATAAACAACCTTTTCAACGGCTCTGTCGTGAGCCTGTTCAAGATGAGCAGGCATCAGCTCTTCAATTCCCTCGGGAAGTCTTTTGCAGTTGTCGAGATAATCCTTCCACAGCATTACTCTCTGATGATTCTTGCCGTACTTCAAAATCTGCCTGTATTTAACACCGGCATCGTGAATTTCGTTAACGGCAAAAGTTCCAAGCTTTGACAGACTGCTTACAAAACCGCTTGCGTTCTGAATGTTCGGTTCTTCTTTAATAATGTTGCGGTAAAGCTCAATTTCGTTTGTGTCATATTCTGCAAAGCTGTGTATATCCGTCTTGCGACACCCAAGCATTTTAAGCAGATTGTTTTCTTTCCAATGAATTTTGTTTAGCTTTAGCTGACCGTTCATCAATAGGTCTGCAATCCTATCAAATCCGCCTTTAATCAAATACTCTGCATTGTTGTGTCGGACATATAAGTTAAGCCACTTTAACATTTCGTGAACTGTGTACCTATCTGAAAGCTCATCCGCACACGAATATCTAAGATCCGTATCAGCTATTACATCAAGATTTAAAAGTACGGTTGAATCCCACCCTGAGTACAAGGTTTTTTCTGACGGACCCCAATACCACGCTAAGCCCTGTGAAGCAGAAGGAATAATTCCGTCTGTTTTCATCGGATAAAATGATTTGCCGTACCAGTTACATGCAAATCTTTGCATTGCGTGCTGTTCATACACATATAAGTATTCGTTCGTAAAAGTGTATTCCGGTAACATTTCAACAGGATTTTCATTGTACAAATCATCGGAAAATAACTGAAATGCCGTTACAAATCTGATGTACAGCCTGCCGTCAACGGCAAAGCAAAAACCAAACTTGCGACTTCTTTCAAGACTTCTTCTGCCGTAGTGCAGGGCTTTTGCTTCTACGCTTTCTTTGCAATGACCGCACACAAATTTCTGATTATGACAAAGTCGGAGCTGTTCGCCGATATGCCAACTTTGACAGCTTGTGCAGAAATAGTCACAGGTTCTTTTGCTTTTATTTTCGTAGAAAGCATACTGCGGAAAGTACATTGCGATCTGCTTTTCGTGTTCATCTGTAATATCAGGAATATTCTCGAGCAGATATTCGGGATTTTTAATCATACCGACACCTACCAATCTATAAGATTGCCGAGGTCAAGAGTAACCGGATCCGTTTTCTGCTCTGCTACATCAGGCTCTTCAAGCTCATACTCGGACATATGTATCTGCATTGCGAAAGTAACCTTTGCTCCGGGAAAAATTTTTTCGACAATCTGCTGGTACACATCAAGGTCGGAAACTGCATTGGGAAGTTTCTTTCCCACTTCGTCAATCAGCTTTTCAAGGCTTTCTACAGCCGTTACTGCTCTCGCAAATTCCTCGTTCTGCTCTGAAAATTCGCAGAGCATTTTCTTCACTGGTTCGAGTATCGCTTTGGATTTACGGCTTTTAAAATTTTTTTCATTGCACAGCTTGATTTTTTTTGTTGCAATCGAAATATCATTCATTATTATTACCTCTTGATTTTTATTGCGGTAAAGGATATAATAATACTGATGAATTTTATATCATTTACCTTGAACCGTTGAAAGCATTGCCGTGCTGTCAGCGGTTTTCTTCTTTTGCACTTAAAATGTAGTTAATCTTAGACTTGCAAGTCTTGATGTTCTCGGCTGTGGGATTTTCGAGCAGTTCTGCCGTATCCATAAGAATGTGTGGAATAGTGTCGATAAAATCGGGATTGTAGCCAGTTGCCTCATAGTCATTAAGCTTATGCACCAAGCCTACAAGGTTATCAGGAATATCCTCAATTCTAATCTGATTGTTGTTGACATCAATGATTCTGTACTGTTCGTTGAATCCGTTTTGTATTAATCGGTTCATTGGTCACACCTCCTCTCCAAAAACATCATACGCATACATACTGTTAATGCGTTGTCTAAGCCTTGTGTTTTCGTTTTTGTAACCGCGGATTGCGTCATTCTTAATGCAAAGGTCAAGTCTTGCGTTCTCAAGCTCAATCTGCAAGTGTCTGACTAAGCTATGTAAGTGCTTGTTCTCATCCTTAAGACTGCGTTTTGTTTTAATGTGTCTAAGTGCCATTGGTTATGCCTCCTTATAGTGAATCATAATATTTTTTTGCGTCTTCTTTTGAGATACGCCATTCACCGTACATTTTTTTTGCCGGCAAAATGCCCGACTGTGCTTTTTTCTTTAAACAATCAACCGAGAAGCCAAATAGCATTGATACATACGGTAAATCCATATAAAGAGGTACATTTTCCCAGTCGGTTATTACCTTTTTTGTCGATTTCATATTACTCCCCCACAATCGTAACTAAGCTGATAGCGTCCTCAATCAGAGTGCGAACAAGGCTCGACATCTTCTTTCCTGACTTCTCGCAAAGTTCGTTAAGAGCCTTTGCGGTTTCATCTGATACACACGCAGATACTACATTTGAGCCTGATGTGGCTTTGTCTGCAAAAATGACAATCTGTCCTTTGTTATTTAACATTTTGTTTCCTCCTTAAATAAATTTAATTCTACAATTATTGCAACCTCCAGACAATGTGATATAATTTCAATATACGATAATGAGAGGAGGTGTAATGAATGGAAGATATATTTCAGTGGTTAACTCTTGTGCTGTCACTATTGTCAACAGTAAGCACCTTAATTTTAACTTGGCTGTTGTTTAAGAAGGAACATAACAAAACTTACCTCAAAGAACGATACGAAAAAGTTATATTCCCAATATTTGACATACTCGAAAATCATCTTTATAAAAAAGAGATAACTCCTGATGTCAAACAAGCAGTTGACAAGTGCAAACATATTATTAACGATAATAAATTAATTGTGGGTGGAAAACTTAACTATGTTTTTTCTCTTCCATTAAATAAAATTAATTTTCAAAGCATTTCAAAATTAGTGGACAAAGAATATGACGAGTGTTGCTCTTCCTTGGGGATACCTTTAAGACCATTAGATAAAAAGATGTACACATATCGAACAAGAAATCTACGAGTTTTAATATTAGGAATTATAAAATACTCATTACCACTCATCGTAGTTATTCTGTTAACGACCATTCTGATTTTGCTTTCAAAAATATTTCTTTCTTAATGAATAACTCCTGCTTTAATTAGCATTGCTATAATCAGCAGAAGCAAAATGTTTGCGTTAAGAACAAATACTACAAATAGCAGGATTTTTTTCACTCTTTCATCTCCTCATAAATGGATTGGTTATCACGCTGTTTCTGCTGTTCGGCAAGAACTTTTTCAAGTTCTACTATTCTTTTCGTTAGACTTCCAAGGTTTCTATACACTTCAAGCATATCTGCTGTGTAATCGGGAACTTTGTTCTCAACAGATTTCATTCGCTTGTTGAGATTATCAAGTGCACCGTACACATTAAAAATTTCGTCTGTATGTGTGTCAGCCATATAAATCTCCTCCTTACGCTGTTTTCTGCTGTTTAAAAGCCCTTAATGTGAAAAAACATTGACAAAATACAAATATTTTTGTATTATTGTTATAAAATGTATTTTTCATAGAAAGGAACAGCACTATGGATAGCTTAAACTTCAATACTAATGTAAATAATGACATAACACCTGACATTTCACAGATGTTACAAGCTCTCGAACTATTTTCAAAGAAAATGTCAACCGATATACAAAAAAACATTACTCCGATTATCGACAAATTTTCTAAACAAGTTTTTGACAATCTTAGTCTTTCACTTGAAAAATCACTTGTAAAGCCTCTTAATGAAATAAAAACGCAGATTGTTATTCCGGTTGATGCACTTGAAAACATGAAGAAAGCAATAGATTATTATGTTAAAAGTCTTAATATTCCACAAGGTGAAAAAGAAATTGAAGTAGAATTTAGCGATGAACAACTGGAAACTTTGGAAGCTGTACATATCCCTGTTGATGATTATGCTAAATCCTCAACCTCTGATAAAAACAAAAAAACAATGTCAATAAAAGCGTTATCTACTGTGATTTTATTGGTTATCGCCATATTAAACTTCTTTTCAGACTGTGTTTCATTAAATACAGCCCTTGTAGAAAATAACACCGCAATTATCAATAACGATACTGCTCATACCGAGTACCAAACTGCTATTGTTAACAATGATACTGCTAAACTTCAAAGTCAATCACAAGATGACCAAGTTGAGCAATTAAGCAAAATTGTAGTTAATCTTATCGATACATACAACCAAGCTACTGCTGACGAAATCACTTCAAATTAGCACCCGAAATTACAGAACAAAGAAGCTTTGTAAGATTTTGAATTTCGGCTTTAAGTACTTTTATCTCTTTATTCTGCCATACAAAAGCAAGACCTACCAAAATACAACCAATCGCTCTTGCGACTACTTCAATTAAATATCCGATATCCGCTGCACCCATCTTCTCACCTCCTCGGTTAAACTATAAAGCTGATTAGAAACATACTCTATTCAGTTTTTTGTTGGGTTAAATGTTTAGAAAACTAAACTTTTGGCGTAAAAAAATAAGTTGAAATATCCTCTTTCTTTAATTCGAGAATATCAACAGATTTAATAATCTCTGTCTGCGAAAAGTCGCTTGCATTGTTGATTTTCGCAGACAAAGTGTTGCTTGAACATCCTAAGCTCTTTGCAAAATTGAAACAAGTTCCACACTTTTCTTTAATTCTGCCTTTGAGCTTACTATAATCAAATGCTGTATTATTCATTTTTATCACCTCCTGTTTAGTTTTTCTAAACTTAGTATAACGCAGTTAAAAGCGTTTGTCAATACATAATTTCAATTTTTCTAAACTTTTTTTAAAAATATCTTGATTTTTTCTAAACTTTATTATATAATGCAAATAAAGAAGAGGTGAAATATATGGCTGAATTTTATAAACAGTTATTAAAAGCAATGGAGCTTAAAGGTGTTAATCAATCCGAACTATGTAAAAGAACTCAAATACCTAAATCCGCTATGAGCCAATATATGTCAGGAAAATTTAAACCTAAGCAGACACGCACTTATTTAATAGCAAAGGCACTAAATGTAAGCGAGGCTTGGCTAATGGGTTTCGATGATGTTTCGATGGACAGAGACACAGAAGCCGAAAATTCAGACCTTACCCACATCAAAAACATAGAGCCTATGCCTACAATGGTTAAAGTTCCGCTGCTCGGCACAATAGCCTGTGGTGAGCCTATACTTGCAGAAGAGAATATAGAAGATTACATAAATATGCCCGAAAAAACAAAAGGCACCTTTGCTCTGCGGTGCAAAGGCGACAGTATGATTAATGCGAGAATTTTTGACGGCGACATAGTGTTCATACGAGAACAGCCGGAGGTAGAAAACGGAGAGATAGCAGCGGTACTCATTGAAGACGAGGCAACCCTCAAGCGAGTTTATAAAACTGAAAACAGCATAGAACTTCGCCCTGAAAATCCAACCTACAAGCCAATGGTGTTTTACAACGAAAATATAAATAATATAAAAATCCTCGGCAAAGCTGTGGGGTTCTACAGCAGGGTTTATTGATTTTGTTTACTCGAATGGACAAAATCAATCCTAAAAATAGGAAATCAATTTCCCATTTTGGGATGATAAAACGAAAATGTGCAAACGTTTGCACAAATTGGAATGACAAAGCGAAAATGTCCACTCGAATGGACAAAACAAATCCTGAAAATGTCCCAACGTTGGGACAAATTGGAATGATAAAGCGAAAATGTCCCAACGTTGGGACAAATTGGAATGACAAAACGAAAATGTAAACTCGAGTTTACATTTTGCAGTGTGTCGGGTTGTGTCGGGTTGACGGGTTTTTATAACCTTTCGTGTAAGAAAAAATAAATATATTTATATATAAAGGGTTATTGTAAAATGGCGAAAACCCGACACAACCCGGCACACATAAGCAATAAATAAAAATCCGCCCTACCCTGTTGGCGCAGGATAGAGCGGAAACCATTACACGCAGGGTGCAACGGTGCAATATAACGCAATATAATTGTACCATACTCCCTTGTGTTTTGCAAGTTTATCGAATAAAAACACAAGGGATTTTTGCACCCTTTTTTAAAAACAAAAGGAGTGTTATAAAATGAAAAAGCGTAAAGACGGCAGATACCAAACAAGTGTGTACTTAGGCACGGATGACGAAGGCAGAAAAAAATATAGGTGCATATGCGGTAAAACTCAAGCTGAGGTAAAAAGGAAAGCCGCCGAATTAAAGCTAAGAATCGGCAAAGGCATAGATGTACTAAACGAAAATATGCCATTTGGTGAACTTTGCGAGCGGTGGTTACAATATAAAAAACCACTACTGAGAGAACAGCAATATAAAAGTTACAGCACAAACCTAAAGCCTTTTGCAATACTCCATGACATTTCTATACGAAAGCTCGTTAAATCAGATTTTCAAACAATCATAAATTCGTATGCTGTTAAAAATCCGCATACCGGCAAGCCTACCTCAAAAAAGACCTTGCGTGATTTCCGCCTTACCGCACGACAAGTGTTTGACTTTGCAATAGAAAACAGAATACTTGATTACAACCCCGTATCATATGTGCAAATACCAAAAGACGCACCGAAAAAAGAGCGCCGTGCGCTGACAGAGGATGAACAGCGCTGGATAATAGACACACCGCACAGGGCACAGCTTCCCGCTATGCTTATGATGCTTTCAGGACTAAGGCTTAGCGAATGTCTTGCGTTACAGTGGCGGGATATCGACCTTGAAAGAGCTACAATCAATGTGCATCAAAAACTTGTAATGAAAGGTAAGCCTCATATTCTCCAAGGCGGTAAGTCAAAAAACAGTATTCGTACTGTGAATATTCCAACAATACTCGTCGATTTTCTGAAAAATCAAAAAACACATAGCGGGCAAGACTATGTTTCGCTTACGGCAAGCGGCAAACTGTTCTCTGACACAGCTTGGCGCAGATTGTGGGAAAGCTATTTGTGCGAATTAAATTTTAGATACGGAGATTTTTCTGATTATAAAAATAGACCAAAAAGCAAGTTTGACCCTCACGGCACTCCGTTCGTAATTGAGAAGTTTACAGCACATTATCTCAGACACACATTTGCCACAAATCTTTTCTTTTGCGGACAGGATCTGCTTTATGTTCAGCAACAGCTTGGTCATGCAAAACCTGAAACAACATTGAATATTTATACGCATTTAGTGCAAACAAATCAAATACATAAAACAGATAAGGTGATTGATTTTAACGCATATATTTCAGCAATTACAAATGCTAAAAATAAACTTGCAAAGTGA